CCCTCCTCGATAGTGCGGTCCCAGGTGAAGGCGACGCCTGCGCCCGTCTCACGCAGCGCGCGAGCGCATGCCTCTATCGGGTCGCCAATCAGGTAGTCGTCGTCATCGAGAAAGCCGACCATTTCGCCGGCCATCGTCATCGCGAGCCAGCGAGTGCGCAAGAATTCGTTGCCGGTGGTGATCAGGTGCATGACGCCGCGCGGCACGGAGCGCAACGCCTCGCCGTGCCACGCCTCGCGCCCGTCTTGCATGAGCGTGTGCAGCAGGATCACACCTCGCTCCACGTCACGATGTACCCCTCCGTGTCGTCGAAGGACGCAACAGCGCGCAACATCGGGGTGGCCGCGTTGCCGTCAACCGTCGCGGTCAGCAGCACGGTGCCTTCGCTCCGTGGAGAGGCGGTCGCGGTGAACAAAACCCCTGTTTTGCCCGCGGGAGCGGCGGCCAGCGTGGGCACCGTGCCTGTCAGCCATCCGGACGTGTCCAAGGACCACACGACCGTCTCGGATGTGTAGCCGACGACGCCTGCGTAGATGGTGCGGGTCTCCGAGAAACCGGAACTGCCCGACGAGCCGGGCGTCGCCGTGCTGCTGGAGTCGGTCGCGACAGCTAGCCACGCGATCGCGATCGCGATCGCGGGAGGGGCAGAGAACGCGGCCAGCCCCGGCACGTCTTGCAGCACCCACGGCGTGCGTTCGTTGCCCGGCTCTTGCGGCACAAGGTACATGTTCACTGTGCGCTGCACCGACGCCGGACGCGAGTCAAGCTTGTAGCTCGGGCCGACAAGACGGATGTCCATCAGTAGAACGGGAACAGGATGCGGCGCCATTCGCCGCTGTGGTCCCCGCGCTCTGTCTCTAGCTGCGGGGCAAGATGGTTCACGCGCTTCATCAACGCACGCGCCTGCATGGCGATCCTCGCGACGCTGGCAGGGACCGGGGCCTCGAACACGCCCGCTAACTCCTCTGCGAGCGAGAACACGATCGCGCGCTCGTACCCGGGCGCCAGGCTGTAGTCAGTCGTCAAGGTTGCGAATCCCGGCACCTGCACGAGCGCGACCAACGACAAGGTGAGGTTCGCAGTGCCGAGCGGGAAGAAGCGCAAGGTCGCGTTCGGGTAGGACGGGCGGTAGTGGAAGACGTACGGCACGAGCCCCGAGACTTGCTTCTGCCAAACCTCGTTGAACTCGGCTTCCGTAACCGGCATCAGCGAGTAGTCGAGCCCGTCGGATGTCGTGACGAACGAGCCCGCCTCGATGCGGATCGGGCGCGGGTCGGACGTGATCGTCTGCCCGGTCGGGCCGATCGTGATGCTTTGCGTACCCGCGAGCAAGGTGCCGGTAAGGATCGTCGTCGCGACCGCATTCAGTTCGTCCAGGCGCCACGAGTCGAGCATCGTGTTGAGCACCGCGAGGGCGTCCGCCGCATCGTCACCAGACACGGACTGCCCTGCGCCGCGCACTCGGATATGCGCGAGGGCTTGCCGGATGATCGCTGCTGCGGTGGTCATGGGTGCGACATCAAGTTGGCGTAAACGGTTGGTTTGGCAACATCTCTTTTTCCTCAGCGCGCCGCGGTGCGCTCAGGAAAAACCCCGGGCCGAAGCCCGGGGAAGCTATTACGCGTCGTTGTGCACGCGCACCGCGAGTTGCGGGCGGATGGCTTTGTAGCCATAGAGCACGTCGATACGGCACGGGAAGCTACGATCGCTGATCGAGAAATCCCGAACAAGCGACATGCTGATCCCGTCGTACACCTCGCGACGCGCCCAGTCGGTACCGTCCGGGAGCGGCAAGTCAGCCGTCACGAAGGTGAACGCGTCCTTGTGGAACGCGAGCGACTGCACGAGCGTCTCGCTGGCGCCGGCGCCGACCTTGACGATGGCCGAATTGTCCGCGATGGTGTTGGACACATTCTGCCTTCCGCCGGTCGCGACGACTGCGGGGCTGATCGACAACGAGGTCGCCGACGCACCGCTGTTGGCCGTGACGACGAACTGCTGGAGCGCGCCGGTGCTGACCTTCGTCTCCGGATGCACGCGGAACACGCCCGCGAACGTGATCACGTCGCCGATCAGGAACGTGGTCGTTCCGGTATCGACCACGATGGTCGAGCCCGATTGCGTCGCGCCGTTCGTCAGGTACCCCGTGGTCTTCGCTGCGGTGCCCGTGGTGTGCGGCTGGACCAGCGTGTTCTCGTAGGTGTCGAAGCCACCCGTGCGACCGATCATGCCTTCGCGGTACTGCTCGGCGATCGACTTCGAGTCTTGGAACAGACCCTTGGTATCGATCATGAACTTGGTCGCGTGGTTGGTGTTCATGAGCATCTTGCGCTCGCTCATCGGCGCCAGGTTGTCCGTCAGATTCTGACGGGCGTTGCTCATCGACGCGAAACTGAACGCCGCTGCATCACCGTCGTAAACGTTGTACACGTCACGAGCCATGAGCAGGGCATCGGCTTCGATGTTCGCGGCAAGCACAGCCATCGCGGGCATGAGAATGCGGTCCGAGAAGTCATCGAGCGAGAGAGCAAGCTCTTGCGACGTGAACGAGAGGTCCACGCCCTTGACGGTCGAGACAACAAGGTCCGTGCTCGTCTCGGTCGTGTCCTGCGCGGACATCGTGATGCCCGTGCGGACGGTGTACTCATTCGGCAGACGAATCTTCAGCGTCGGGCCGAACTTGCCCTTCACGTTGGCGTCGCCGTTCTTGTACGTGTCATCGTACTGGCGGTTGATGTTGCCAACGAAGTTGAGTTTCTGATGCAGCACCATCAACGCTTTTCGCGTGACGGCGGTCGGGGTGAGAAGAGTATTAGCCATGTCAATCCTGGGTTAAGCCGCGGCGCGGGTGCTCACGCGAAGGCGTTCTTTGCGCACCCATGCGTCTACGGAGTCGTTGTCGGAAGGGCCACCCGATGGCGCTCCGCCGGAGCCCGGCTTGAGCGGCGCGGGGGCCTTGCTGATCTGCCTCTTGGCGCTAGCTGCGAGCTTGTCTTCGAGTCGCGCGATGCGCCGTCCAATCTGCGCAGGCGTGAGCCCGGCGTATTCCGCTGCCTCCTCGGGGTTCTGCCCGAGGTGATGCAGCAGCGCTGCGGGGTTCTCGCTGTCGAGCACGGCCTCAATGAACGCCGTCGGGCGACCGCGGGAGTCGGTGAACGGCACCTCGTCCGCTACCGTGTTCACCGCGTCGTCGAACCCGTCGAGCGACGACCCTGCCTTGAGCACGGTCTGAACCTGACGCGCGATGCCCTGCTGCCGAGCAAGCTGCTCGGCGCGCTGGGTCACGAGTGCGTCAAACTCGCGGGGGTCGGTCTGGCGTTGCGACGGCTCGTCATCAGCCTGCGCCGGCTGCTGTCGGGCTGCTTCCGCGGCTTCTGCACGCTCGCGCCACAGTTGCGCCTCGCGTTGCGCCGCGCCGCGCCCGGCGGTCAGCGTGTCGATGCGCCGCTGCATCTTCCGCGCCGCGCGCTGCTCAGGAGTGAGCGTGTCTTGCGGGGCGGGTTCTGTTGGCGTCGCGTCTTGTGTCTGTAGCTCCGCGCTAGAACTCTCGGCGCGCGGAATCTGCTCATCGCTCGCAGCCTGCGGCGCCGCTACGGGAGCGGCTACGGTGTCGGTTGCGGTGATCGTGTCGGTGGTCATGTCATCTGTTCCGGCAATGCCAAATGCCCGGCAAGGTGGGTTGCGGCGGATGCCGCGTTACAGAAACCCTTCCTCGTCGAGTGCGACGAGAAGCAGGGTGAGGAGTTGGTCCGTGTCGGCCACGTCGAGCGCTCGGGGCCGAACAGGCGATCGCGTTGCGCCGCGAGGCGCAGTGGTGGCGCTGTGTAGCAGGGGGCGCAATGCGCCGAGGTCGGCGAGGCTGCGCAAGACCCGGGGGCGGGATGCTCGTCCGGTGACTTGCTCGGTGACTTGCTCGGTGACTTGCTCGGTGACTTGCTCGGTGACTTGCTCGGTGACTTGCTCGGCGCGGCGCGGGGGCTCAGGGTACCCGCCTCCGCCCAAGAAGCTGTTCGCGTCGGCGTCAAC